TATGAAAAGACCACTCGTCCGTTCATTCGCGTTTTTATATATATGGAGCGAGTTGTCGGGGGACGTCGTCCCAATGCCCACATTTCCAGATGAACGATATATATCCGATCCATTCGTGTGCACACTCCAGTTACTGAAGACTGCCGGTGTTCCTCCCACTTTTAAAGTTGATCCTGTTGAAATGTTAATGTCACCATTAACATCCAACTTGTAGCTCGGATCCAAAACCCCGATGCCCACATTATCCGTCGACACCGCGAGGTGGATATTCGATGAACTCCCGTTCACCCAGCTCCCACTATCGGAGTTCACACCGCTCAACCCTGACCCGTCCCCGCTGAACCCACCCGTAGCCGTGATGGTTCCGGTGCTGGATGCGAGCGTGATCCCGCTCCCCACCTTAACGTCTCCGGTCGCCACGTCGAGCGCCGCGCTCGGCGAACTCGTGTTGATACCGACCTGGTTCGTAGTCGTATCGACGAAGAAATGCGAGGTTCCCACGAGGAGGTTTCCCACCACCCTGTGAACGTTCGTGTCGCTCATCTACTACTGACTAAGAAATAAGTGCAGATTCTAAGTACGCGGTGCGCATCTCCAGTTTTTCAAACTTACGGAGTACATCCTGAAGTTGGGTTCTAGTCGTCTCGTGGAGGGCGCGTTCCTCGGTGAGTTCGGTTTGTGTGGTTTGGAGGTCCGCTTTGGTGTCACTCAATTCGGTCCGTGTATTTTTTCCTTTGACTATCTTGACCTGTGGTTGCTCGGGCCAAATCGGTGTTTCGAGGGACGGAAGGTCTCGAAGCGCCTGGCGGTAGGCGACCCATTCCTCTTCGTTTTCCAAGCGTATATCGTTCGTTTGGGTCCAGTCAGACTCATAAAGTTTTCGGTTTCTTTTAGATCTGAGTACGAGTAATGAAGCCTGAGTTCCGTGTACTTCTAGGATCTCGTCCGACATATATATTTTACGCGACATTATAAAATCTTTCGTACGTCTACATAAAATTGGTGCGTCGCAGTTGAACCTCCCTTGACCCACAGCGCTATCCTCCCGTAACTTCCACCCCAATAATTATCACTATCCAGTGTAAATTCAAATCGGCCAACCGTCCTATGATGGTAAAAATGATTCAGGGATAAAGGTTCATCGGGTGCGTGGTTATATTGAACATGTGTGTAACTTTTCGCGGGAACCATTCCAGTCGCCATCCCAGCCCAATAATGACCTGTACCACCGTAATTCCATTCTATTTTTATGGCGTAGGCTCCGTCCAAGTAATTATGACCGAAATCACACAACTTTGTCCAGGAACCGCTGGTCAAAGAATAGCTCGTACCGTTCACGAGTGTTCTTCGAGGGAACACCGCGTCGTCGCCGTCGATTCTAACTTTGTTTCCTGAACTGATATTTATATTTCCGTTCACATCCAAATCACTGTATGTGATAAGTTTTGCGAGTTTCATTGAGGAGAAATTACCAGACATGTTACCTTGCCCAGACGCCCCCCCGAGGAGGTGTAAATATCCGTCATTACCCGGCGAAAGATTGTACCAATCACCTACAGACTGTAAAAATAACCCATTTTCATCACCCGTAGTACCAGTGTTATGGCATTGTATACTACCATAGACGTGTAATTTCTTGCCGGGATCGACCGTCCCGATACCAACGTTTCCGTTATTTTTAATAATCATCCTCGTATCGACGGTTTCCGTCGTGACAGCGTTCGCATCGTTGACTTCGTCGTTACAAAACTTTATGTCACCACGTCCGTTCACCAAATTGCGTTCATAAAATATAGCGGCTTTCGCGACTCCGGGGTTCTCTCCCGGAGCGTTCACGCCGAAGAATAAAGCGGCAGTAGTTCCTGCACCACCACTCGCTTTTTCTATGAATAGTCCAGACGTACCTTCAGCAGCCGCTTTATATATATGGAGTGAGTTGTTGGGTGACGTCGTCCCGATGCCCACATTTCCGGATGAACGATATATATCCGATGCATTCGTGTGCACAGTCCAGTTACTGAAGACTGCCGGTGTTCCTCCCACTCTTAAAGTTGACCCCGTTGAAATGTTAATGTCACCATCAACGTCCAGCTTGTGGATCGAATCCAAAACCCCGATGCCCACATTATCCGTCGACACCGCAAGGTGCACGTTCGATGAACTTCCTTTTACCCAGCTCCCGCTATCACCTGGAACATTTTCTAACAGTGATCCATCCCCCTCGAAGGACCCAGCCGTGATTCGACCGCTCGTCACGTTCATCGCGATATCCGAGCCAACCCTGAAGTTCGTGTCCACGTAGGCGTTCGAGTTCACATGGAGACCCGCATCTGGATTCGCCGTCGTGATACCCACGCGATTATTGGTGGTATCGACAAATAGGTGGGATGATCCAACTAATAAATTACTGGTAATATTAACCTTCCCTGAGAATGTTTGAACGTTAATGTCACCGGACATTTCTATAATTACATTATAAATTTTCTAACCTGCGTAAACGTGTGAGAGCTGACATGAAGAACTTTTCTATGGTCGCCATTCGGGCATCTATCTTTTTCAAGACGGTCTCATCTAATATATTATCCGAAACTTCCCGTATCGCGGACAAACTCAGAAGTAACAATGTATCGTCGTTCACGGTGTGTACATTTTTAACTTCTACCACAGTCATGGTATCCGCACCATCCGTGAGATTTTCCGTCGTTTCAATCGTGAAATTAGTCTCGTCGATCACTTCTTTGATCACGGCTTCTCCATTTTTTTCAAAGTAAACTTTACACCCCTCGGTTAAAAAGGTACACGGACCGTTCAGTTTAATTAAATAGTTTGAAAATTCCACCGGGATCGGTTGGTCTAAGACTAAATTACCTCGCATCACATCGACTAAATCCTTCCTGACCGCGCGGATCTCTTGTGCATTCCTGGCGGTTTTGAGTGCTTGGACGGTAGCGAGGGCACCGTGCATATCTGCCGGCATCGAAGGGGCTATCCTGGCGTCCTTCATCGTTATTAGTTACTTATAAATTTTTGCTCGAGCGCCGCCAATCGCGCCTCGAGGGATATGATTTGATAGGTCTTCTCTTCGAGGTCGGTTTTGGCTTCGGCTAGTTCAGTTTGTGTGGTTTGGAGGTTGGTTTCGGTTTCGGAGAGGTCCGCTTTGGTGTCACTCAATTCAGTCCGTGTATTTTTTCCTTGGACTATCTTGACCTGTGGTTGCTCGGGCCATATAGGAGTTTCTGGATCTTCTATGTTGGTTGGAATATCCCTAAGAATTTGCCGATACACTTCCCATTCTTCGATATTGTACTGATCCGTCCAATCGGTTTCATTTAATAGTTTATTTCTTTCTTCTCGTAAAATTCTGAAGCCTTCGTTTCTGTAATTTTGTTTAAACCTTTCCTCGAAAAGTTCTTTTGGGGGTTTCTCGTATCCATCCTCTGGAAATGTGATCGTGTCCCATGAGCCACTGTGTCCAAACGTTTCTGGTGGATTTTCCATCAGTTCTCTCACAGTTTCTGCAAACACGATGGAGTAGTATGGATGCATTATAAGATCATCGTTCACCATTTACTTGAGGGTTAGAAAATTTTAGTTGGAATATAAAACATATTAATCGCCGTTCCGTTGACATATAAATGACCACCCTGAATTCTAACACGTAAACATATTGTACGATTTCCGGCGCTCACTTTAAGGGTGCCTCCCCAATTGAAATCACACCAGTAGCTCGCATTTTCTTCGTATTCGTGAAAATCGCCTCCATGACTGCTCTGCGCCCCACCTGTATAGGAATCGTAAAATCCTGAAGTATCGGCTGGGTCCGCGTGGTCTATGCCCAGCTTTCCATAAAACCATTGGCCATAGGAAGTGTTCCTCCAGTGACCGTTTGTGTTCAAAATGACATATCCATCGTACGGGAAATTGTACGTGAACGACCACAAGGTCGTGTCAGATGTACTGGTTGTGTTGTAACTCCAGGCAGATGGGTGAAAAAACAAGTTTCTTTTTGCTGATTCACCGAATTCGGTTTTGGTACCCGCGATTATGGTAGTATACGGAGAATATCCGACCCGTGTATTTCCACTGTCGTTACGCATAGTGTATGTACTCACACCTCCGTCGTCACCTCTACCTGACCCGTTAATGAAGTGTACAGCGCCACCACTCGTCGTCCCGGGCCTCGGTCCGTTCAATATGTAGTTATATGTTGCCGTAGATGCCGTAGCCGCAGTCTTTTTTATAGGATGATTAGCATCACCTGTTAACCTTAATGAACCTTCTTTCGTTATGCGCATGGCTTCGACTAAGTTATCAGGACTTCCATTGTTGGGGCAATATGAGAATATCAAACCACCTCCGTACGACCCACTGTTTCTATCTTTGTACCCGTATATACCACCGGTCGGAACGAGGGACGAGTCTGAATTTACCCACCTCTGTCTGAATACCACACCTCCACCTATATCCCCGTCGTCTGCGGCGTTCGTATCTGTGCATGATATCATTAAGGTGGCTTCGTTGTTGGTAAGGGCTGTTAGCCCGGTTCGAGTCGAGGATATTTCCGTTTGGTGGTTGCTCTTAATATCTAACGCGTGATCCCCTCCGTTCGGT